ACCTTCACGGGCATCATCCAGTCAGATGATGCCGGGGGGTTCGGAACCCCTGTTACTCGGCTCTCGCATCCGGCCGCGACCACGATTGGCGCGAATTGGCAGGAAGCGGCTGGCCCCCAGACCGACACGTACTGGCGGGCGAGCTGGACCATCTCGGGTACGAACCCGGTGTTCACAGTGTTCTGGACCTTCGGGATTCTCTAATACGATTAGGAGGAGACAGTCATGGCAACCATGGTGTACACCGATGCGTTCGTCAGCATCAACGCAGTAGATTTGAGCGACCACGTAAAGTCAGTGACCCTGACGTACGAAGCCGAGATCCTGGATGATACGGTGATGGGCACAAGCGGAACACGGTCTTCCAAGCCGGGGTTGAAGAACTGGACCCTGGAGGTGAATTTCCTCCAGGACTACGCTGCGGCCAACGTCGATGCTACGCTATTCCCATTGGTGGGTGCGGCAGCGTTCACCTGCATTGTGCGTGCGAACAAGACAGCTGGCGTCGGTGCCACGAACCCGAACTTCTCGGGGTTGGCGGTGCTGGCGTCGTACCCGCCCTTGACCGGTGAAGTGGGTGCATTGGGCACGGCCACAGCATCCTTCCGGTCTGCGGGCGCGTTGTCGCGGTTGGTGGCGTAACGATACCGCCACGGGACGGGGGCTTAGCGCCCCTGTAGGCGTCGATCACGGGTGGGGGGTATATCCCGGTATCCCCCGGCCCATAAAACGGCCGTACGGCCACTGCAGTGACCCCGCATGGGGTGGAGTCATTGCCCCCCGTACGGATCCGTGGTACCCATCCGAAGGAGGGTGTCGTGATGTTAGTTGAGAAAACCCCGTTCACGTTGTTTGAGTCTTTCGAACGCGACCGTAACGGCATCATCAAACGCCGTGCGCTGCGTTTCGACCTTAATGCTCTCGCGGACTTCGAACAGGAAGTCGGGATGGGCATTGCCCAGCTGATGCAGACCAAAGCCATCTTTGCGACCACGCGTGCGCTACTGTGGGCAGGGTTGCGCCATGAGGACCGTGGACTGACTGTGGACCGCATGGGTGACTTGATTGGAACCTACATCAAGCAGGGCGGCGACCTCACCCAAGCACTGCAGGCCGCATTCAAAGCTGCTGTGGACCAAGGCGCGTTGGGGTCTCCTGACAAGGAAGATACAAGTGGGAGTACCCCCCAGGGAAACGCCCCGACACCAGTCCCGGATCCGGTAAAGGACGAGGCCGTAAATACCGAAAGTTAGATTTTCGGTGGTCGGCATGGATTACGGAGAATGAACCCTTTGCATTCGGTCCGTTAGAGCTGAAACCACGGGAGTTTAGAAGTATGACTCCAGCCGAGTACGGGGCACTGTACCGAGGGTGGGTGTGGCGTACTCGTTCAGCTGAAGACCGAGACTGTGTGTGGGTGTGCATGTTGGTCAATCACATGGGCACGGTCAGAGATCCTCTCATTCCGGTACGAGTGTTGGGCCGACCGATGGTGGGGATGCCGAAGGCGGGTGACGACTAATGGGGATGGGCACCAGTGTCGGATCGATTTTCGTCAGTATTGGCGCTGACACTTCGGGGTTAGTGTCAGGATTCTCGCGAGCCGAACGAGAAATTGAGCGGTTCGGCTCGCGAGTCTTTTTCCTCGGCTCTCGTATGACGGCTGGGGTCACGCTGCCCATTATCGGGGCAGCGATGGCGATAGGAAAGTTCGGGGCAGAATTCGATAAGGCCATGACCGAGTCATTGGCGATCATGTCCGGGGTCACGCCCAAAATCCGAAAGGACATGGAAGAAGTCGCGAGAACGATATCCGAGACGTCGAAGTACTCCGCTAAACAAGCCGCAGAAGGATTTTATCACTTGGCATCGGCCGGGTACACCGCAGCGGAGTCGATGAAGTTGTTGCCGGTTACGACCAAGTTTGCACAGGCCGGGGTCATGGACCTGGCCAAAGCAACAGAGTACTTAGCCGGCGCGCAACAGTCCTTGGGTATGCGGATGGAAGACCCCATCGAGAACGCCAAGGAAATGGCTCGTATTGCGGATGTGTTGACCGAAGCGAATAACCGTGCGCTAGGCACCATTGAAGACTTCGCCCAGGCCATTAATAATAAGGCCGGTGCGCAGCTACGCATTTATAACAAGACCGTGGAGGAGGGGGTTGCGGCATTGATGGCGTTGGCGTCCCAGAACGTCAAGGGACGTTTAGCCGGTCAGCAGTTATACATGGTCCTACGCGATTTGGCTCGGTTCTCGTTAGCGAATACGGAGGCGTGGAAAAAGTACAATGTCTCGGTCTATGACGCGTCGGGAAACATGCGGAACATGTCCAGTATCATCGTCGATCTTGATAAGGCCATGTCAGGCATGTCGGTGCTCAAGATCACGAACATGTTTAAGGAGATGGGATTCACTGACCGAACCCGTGCAGCGGTCCAGTACTTCCGGGGCATGGGCGAGGAGATGAAGGGATACGAGAATGCGCTGCTCAGCGCAGGGGGCGCGACAGACCGCGTTGCCCGGAATCAGATGCAGGCATTCTCTAACCAGTTACAAGTGGTGTGGAATAAGATAAAGAATGTCGCCATTGAACTGTTCTCCTCCTTTGCCCCAACGATCCTGAACACGGTGATCCCCGCAGTAGAGCGGATGATTGAATGGTTCTCTGAATTTGCAAGGGGAATCAGTCAATGGTCCGAAACTACCAAAGTTTTTGTCCTCGCCTTCCTAGCCTTAGCTGCGGCCATGAGCCCAGTGATTGTGATCCTGGGATCGGGTATTTTATTTAGCAGTGCGATTCTCGGGGGGTTTACGGCTGTTGGTGAGGGGGTCCGTGCCATAACCCGCGCCGTGGTCATTGGTGCCCAAGCGTGGCGTGATTATGCGCTGGCCCAGGGGGCCGTCAGTTTATCCCAGTCTTTGGGGTGGGCCTCGACCGCATTTGGCGCGGCAGGGGCGAAGGCCACGGGCCCAGCAACCCGTAGATTAGGCCCAGGAGCAGGGTCGATGGTCAGTGCCGGGTTGCTTGCATATCAGGCGCGGGAATTGGCGGGTAGGCGTGCGTCAGTTATTACGGCGGCTGCAGCTCAAGCTTCGCGACTGTCCTCGTTGCCTGGGATGACGCCAGCCATGGCGGAAGTGGGTGGTCAGGGATTGATGCTTGCCGCGGCTCAACAGGCCGCGATTATGACAGCCATGTCCACGAAAAGTAAATTGTGGATGGCAGAAATGAGCAGGTTGAGGGCTTTAGGAGCCACAAATACCGGTCTCATGGCTACTGAAGCAGTAAAGTCAGAAGGAATTCTGAGCGGAATTGTGACACGGATTATGTCCGTGTTTACAAAATTAGGAGTCACGTTAACGGCTCTGAAACTTGGGGGATGGGTAACAGCGGCGTTGGCGACTCTCAGGTATTTCGCGGATAGCTGGGAACAAGTGTTTAATGTCATTGTTACCGCGACCATGGGATCGGTCGCGGTTCTGTTCCAGTCATTCAAGAAACTGTGGTCCGCCATTCTTCCGGAATTTCCAGACCTTCAGAAATTTATTGGGGAGTCTGTCGGGTCATGGGATGATTGGAAGCAAGCGATACTCGACTGGGGATCGGCGTCCTGGTACGCTATCCATAGTGTAGTTACAGAGATAGAGAATCTGGGGTTTGCTATCGGCGCGTTGGACAAAACGAATAAAATCCCTTTGAAGACCCTGGTTCAAGAGGGAAAGAGACAGGGGATGTCTATTCCCCAAGCTCTGAGTCTGTTCACGTACGCGTACGGCGCACGGGATGAGGATGTAGCGGATTCGTGGATTGCCGCTCGTAAAGCACACGAGAGACAAGTAAAAGATCTACGGGGGTCGGGTAACCAGCCCCTTTCAGGGCTTTCGGGCACGGCATCCCAGTTCACTACGCCAGCCAAAGCGCCCGACTTCCAAAAAGAATACGACAGGGCTATGTACCAGTTGAGGGACGCCACCCCGAAGGAACGGCAAGCGGCGTTCGATGCCCTCGTCAAGAAGTATCAAGACCAGATGCGGGAAGGCGCATACCCTGAGGGATCACCGAAACCTTCCAAGCCAGAGCGCATTGACCGTAACCTACAGTCCCAGCAACGGTATTACGACACGGCCAGGGGCGATGATCAAGACTTGGAGAACATGGCTAAGGGGTTCGTGGCCGCAGCGTTAGGGTTCTTTATTGATTCCCCTGACGCGACATCCATCCCCCTTGCATGGGCCGAGCGTATGTGGGCGGACTATAAGAAATACAAGGACACACTTGCACCCGAGGAAATAACCGGCACGGTCAAAGTTCTGGACGAGTTGACTCGGTCGTTGTGGGAACAAGAAGCAATCTTGCGGCAGATGGCCGAGTGGGATAAGAAGGGGTACTGGAAATCCTGGTCCGAGGAACTTCCCGGTGTCGATAAGAAGGTACGGGCGTTAGTCGCGTCGTTTGAGGAACTGGGGCTGAACACCCCAGAACAGGTAGGATTCCTCCCCATTGAATTCTTTAAGGATAACGAGGAAGCAATATCGGAACTGGCCGCAACATGGGGTACTTTCCCTGAGTCCATCAGAGAAGCGAATCCGGTCATTGATGCGTTAATAGCTCGATTCGGTGGGTTGATTAAGGCCGGTCAATTGGGGACTGATAAGACGAAAGCGTACTTCGACACACTTCATGCGGGACTTGTCCAGATGGGGGAGGATGCGGCAGCTAAACTGTCCGATGCCGAATCTACGCTAGATGTATTTTTAGAGGGTCAGTTCAGTTCTAGACAGATGAAGAACTTGAAGCAGACCTGGGATAAGGCGTTAGAGGACATCCACAAAACTTACCTGAAAAAAATGGCCGAGATCGCGGCCATTCCCATCGGTCCCGACCAGGCGACACAACAACTAGCGGAAGTAAAACTTCTTGACTCTTGGCGCGATACCATGGAGGAAGTAGTCAAGATAACTCGTAAGACGTTTAAGGGGAATTGGGCCGAAGCTGCAGGTTTCTCTAAGTCCCAGCAAAAAGGAATTGCTGGTATGCCGGATGCGGACTTCGAACGGCTTAAGAAAACCATAGACGCATGGGGTAAGCTTTACGAGGCAGTTGGTAAGGTCGGTACCGTACTAAGTAAGTTCGGAACCTTGTTAGGGATGATAGGGTTTGAGGGATTTGGCGCTTCCATCCTTGCAGCCGCTGCATCTTTCGACACCATGCGGACAGCGGCTGACACGTTCGTCAAGGCATTCCCAAAGGGTGGTCCTGCGGATTACCTGACCGGGATAGCGGCTGCCATTGATATGACCATGGCCTTTGTAGCGGCCATGCAACTTGCAACACGCGAACAACGCACACTGGCTGGAGCTTCATCAGGGGCCATGGCGGGGGCGTCTATCGGGGCTATGACAGGGGCCAAGGGAGGGGGGGTCTGGGGCGCAGTCATTGGTGCAATCGTTGGGTCGGTTGTCGCCGCCGTGCAGGGGGATCCTGCGTGGAAACGGATTTCAGACGCTATTAGAACACAGTTTGGTATATCCATCAGTGAAGGTGTCGCGCAGGCAATCGCTGAGAGTAGGACTAAACTCGCGATGACGATACGAGAAGCGGACATCTTCAATTTAGACTTGATCATTGAGGAAGCTGGGGGGGTCACGGCCACAACCATAGGTAAATGGTCGCAAAAACTATCCGAGGCCTTTACCGTTTATGTGGAAGGACTGAAGAAATTCCAGGACGCATCGGCAGCACAGGCCCTTCGTCGGGGAACTTCTCCTACCACGGGAAGTGCAGAGAGTCTCCTTGAGATGGGGCGTGCGGCAGATACCCTGTTGGACACGTTTGACCGTGTATTCCCCTTGATTGCGGACGCGGTAGTGAAAAGCGGCAAGATTGCCGGTGCCGAATTTTTCACCCTTATAAAATTGATGAGGACCACAGGACTTGAATCACAGGCTTTGTCTGACTTTATATCTGGTCAACTGACACGAGCCATGACCGCATGGAGTAAGGTAGCAGCCCCGCTGGCCGCATGGTCTACATCATTTGCTACAGCGCGGCAAGACCTCATCGACTTCAATAAAGAGATGGAAGGGTCCGGGAAGTTCGACCCCAAAACGGGCAAATACCTAGACCTGGGGGTTGAAGATCAGAAACGTCTGGATGAGATTCAGAAGAACCTGAAAAAGATAGAGGAAGGTGGGAAGGGAGCGACAGTAGAAGTAGAGCGGCTAGGACGTATCCTGATGTCGGCGTTCAACGGGGCGGTCGCATCCGGTCTGTCATGGATGGAGGCCATGGACCTGATGGGTCCGCAGTTGGATACGCTGATTCAGCTGTATAAGGACTTGGGGATCACCTCTAACAATGCCGCATTGAATGCTCTGATGCACTATCAGAATCTAGCGACGCAAAATGCGGCACTGGTAGAGGGGGTACGTTCGCTGAATGAACTGACGTTGGCGCTGTCGAATCTGGGCGCGCTAGATGCTGAAACATTGGCTGACCTGGAGGCGCAGGGCCTTCAGATGTATGCGCAGATGATCACCGCCGGATTTACCGAGCGTGAAACCCTGATGGCCATGGAACCCTGGTTGAAGACCATATGGGACGCGCACAAGAAACTGGGCATTCCCATCGATGAAAACACCCAGAAACTCATTGACCAGGCGCGAGAAATGGGGTTGTTGGAAGATGAGAAGACGGTGTTAAGTGTGTTGGAAGCAGGGTTCAAAGCCCTTGTTACGGCTGTTACCGACCTGACAAACGCGTTACTGGGGATTCCTTCCACCGTCAACACCCGCATCAATGTCCATACTAATTACTCATCTTCGGGAGCTCCGGGCACTCCTGGTGACCCTAATGACCCTGGCGATTCTGGCGACCCCAATAACCCCAATCCTAATCCCAATCCCCAGGCATACGGGGGAAATTACTGGGTTACACGCCCGACGTTATTCTTGGCTGGTGAAGCGGGACCGGAGCAGGCGATGTTCAGTGGCGCAAATCGCCGGTTCCAAGGAGGTGAGACTAGGGGAGGGACGGTCATCATCAAGATTGGTCCTCGCACGTTGGCTGAACTCATTGTCCCGCATATTCCGGGTGTAGTGCGGGAGTACGGACTAGGCTAATGGCGATAGCGGTTACATTCAAGGGGGTGACAAGAAATGTGCAAGCCATCTCTATTTCTTCATCCCAGAATAGTCGGGACCGCTGCACGATCCGGTACATGGTACCGTTGGGGGGATTAGTACCGACCATTGACGATGAAGTTATTGTGACCGAAAGTAGCACACGTATCTTTGCGGGGCAGGTAAAGCAACCAACGAGTGCAGGGTTGTCAGGTACTCCGACAGCACAGATCGAGGCGTCGGTCAACATTCTCGACTTCAATGAGCTCGCGGATCGACAGGTGGTGACGTTGACACTGGCTCCTGGCACATTGAAGGTCGCGGCGACCATATTGCTGGCGTATCTACCAGGGGTGACGTTGAACATGGCCCCCAGCGGCCCTACGTTACCCAGTCTTACCTACGAGAACGTGACCGTAACCACGATCCTTGATGACCTGTGTAAGAATACGGGATGGTTACGGAATATCTCGTATTACAAGGAACTATCCTTCTGGGAACCCGGCACTCTTGACGCGCCATGGGACGTGGCAGCGGGAGACGGCAACACCGTTGGAGACATCACCGTCTCCAGATCTCGTGTGGATTACGCGAACCGGATCACTGTGCGGTTCTCTGACGTGGCGCGCAAAGCGTACGCCTACGTGTGGATGCCCACGGGGAACTTCGCGAACGGCGAGACGGTCACGGTCGGCAGCAAGACGTACACGTTCCAAGACACGCTCACG